GGATCGGCCTTTTACCGTGCGGCATAACCATGCGCTGGAGCGAACAGCCATGAGCGCCGGTCACGGTTTCTGGCGATAGGATGGTTTCGGCGGAGCTCATGTCAGTCGCTCAGCTTGGTCGTTCGGCGATTGCGTCATGGCATCCTCAGTCGGAAGAAGCCCACGTCTTGCCAGTTTGTGGCGCCCAGCACGCCGGTCCACTCCACATAGACCGTGCGCAGCACGGGCGGCGGAAATGGCACGCGGTAGATGACTTCGTTCGATGGGAGGCTTTCCTGGCCATCTGCGGTGTAGGCCGTGGCCACGAAGTAGTAGTCGCGTCCTCCGGTGAGGTTGCTGATGGTGCAGGACGTGTTCGTGCCGCAGTTGACTTTTACGAGCGCGTTGGTTAGTTGGTGCTGCGTCGCGCTGTTGGTGGACGCGTAAAGACGGTATCCAGCCACCCAAGCGTCAGGGCTTGGATCCCATTCCAGCGTCACGGCGGCAGCAGCGGCGACACAGAAGGCGCCGAACAAGACACTGGAGCGCAACACGCGCCCCGCTACTTTGCGCACAAAGTTCATGGTGGGTTCCTTTCGTTTTGGTGCGAGCCACCCGCACTGCCGGGCGCGTGTGGCTCAGTTTGATCGTTATGCCTCATAGGAACGTCTCCTGTAATTCGGGCGTTTTCCTTTCGGCCATGCAGATTGTGTCGTTGTGGTCGCTGCCGTGGCAGACAAGCATGATTTCTTCGATGTCCCAGCCTTTGCCCATGCCAACCGTGTTCCATCCGAAGTGGAGCACCACGCCGCCGACGGGCACGAGCCGGTTGATTTGCGCCTTGAGCCGCTTGCGCGTCATTCCGAGCAGCGCATCGGTTTGCTTCATCGGGAGGCCGATTGAGTCGTAGCACTCCTTCACCTGGCGAGGCGAGTATGGAGGGTCGCAGATTAGAAGGTCCGCCACAATGCCCTTGTCCGCGAGCATCGTCAGGAAGTCCTCGGCATCCATGTGGTATTCTGCCGCTGTGTTCGGATTTAGGTCGTTGGTGTAGGTCGTCCACAGTTTGTTGCGAGCAAAGCAGTCCACCGAGACTTTCGAGCGCATCAGATATTTCTTCACGAAGCCCGCGATGGATGGCACGTCGAAGGTGTCAGAGTTGGGCATATCCCACACTCTCGACAATGAGGCATAAAAAGGCGCTGCACTGAACGCCTGCCCCGCTTCTCCGTTCCCGGGCGTCTCGGCAATTCCAAGCTGCATGGTGTCGTCGGTAGTCATGGCCGGGCAGGCGTCAGTGAGCTTGGTCGTTAGGCATCCTTGCGCCTTTTGATTTCGTCGAGACATGCAGCCATCGTTCCGATTTGGACGGCCAGCCGTTCCTCGACACGTTTTCCGTGTTCGCGGATTTCGCGTTGGATTTCTTCGCGGCCTTTCGCGGTCGCGAGGTCGCGGATGAAGAACCACGTTGTCACGCCCATTGCGAAGGCGAGGCCACAGCCGAATGAGATGAGTATGTTTGCCATGTTGATGCCTAACCACGGCGCTGCAGCGAACTGCCGCCCCGCTGGTCTGTTGATTGTTGTTGGTTGTTCGGAGAGTTTTGTTTGCAGGCGACCACCGTCTCCGGCGGCAGTCGATGAGCTTGTTCGTTCGGCGTCGCCGCCGCTATTGCTTTGAGTTGTCGCGCATCCATTGTCCACCATCCGCCAGAGTCGGCGATTGCCACGATGCCGCGCACGGTATCCCATGAGACTGTGTATTCTCCGAAAGCCGCGAGTTCCGCACCCTCAAATGCTCCGTCGTCTAGCACCTGTCGGAGTATTGACCAAGACGCCGAACCAGACGCTGGAGCACAACTGCCGCCTTGCGTCTCCGATTCGATTGGCTTTGGTTCATTCATGGCTTTGAGTGCCGGCCACGCTCGCTGTCGGGCGGCAGTGGCTCAGCTTGATCGTTCGGCGGCTGGGGCAGTACGCACTCCGTCTTGGCATACCAGACGGTGGGATGTCCGCCGGCCCCGCGCTTTCCGGCATGCTCGATGCCGATTTGTCCCATGCGATGCAGTGCCATCAGCGCGTTGTTCGCACCACCAATTGAGCAGCGGCACAGCCTCGCGAGCGTGTGCGTGTCTTCGACGCGTACAAAATGCAGTTCATTTAACAGTTGATGCTGGAGTGGTGTTATGCGCGCCGAACCATCCACTGGACCGCGACGACTTTGGGCCGGTTCAGATTCACATTTGTTTTTCACTTGGTTGCTCCTTTCGTTCCCGCGCTCGGCTCTTGTCCGTCGTCGCGGGTCAGTTGAGCGTTTAATTTTACGGTTTAGCTCCGCCGTCAAAGTGGCTCAAACCGAGCCACTCCGCCACATCCTCTTTGGCGTAGCGACAGCGTCCGAGGCCTCCCGGCTGGACGGCCCGCAGACCGCCCGCGGCCACGATCTTCGCAATTTGGTGGACGCCATAGCCGGTCCATTCCTTGACCGCGCCCAGGGTGAGCAATGGTTTCTCCCGTTGCCACCGCGATCGTAGCCGTGGGTCTTCCCAGCCCAGCATCTGGGCGAGTTGCAGCTTACGCACCCGCCGCTGCGTGCAACCCGACGGCTGGATCGCTCGCAACACTTCCGCATCGAGATACTTTTGGATGGTGCGAATTGTGTACCCGCACGCCGCCGCCTGGCGGAGCGTTAACAATTGCGGCAGGGATTGGAATGTCTCACGGTTCATGGTTAGAATCCTTTTCCGTGCCGTCCAGCTGTCTGGACCGCGTCGTAGTGTTCCAGTTCCGCGAGGCAGCTGTATTTGACCAGGTCCGCAAAATCTTTCCCGGCCCCCGTCCCGCCGCTGCGTCCGGTGTAATTCTCGAACATCCAGATGAGCTGCCGGCATTCGTCGCACACGAACAAGTGCGGCTGACTCACCACGCTGACCGCCTGGGGCGTGGCGCAGCCCAGCAGTTCGTTGACGAGCGTAATGCCTTCATCCGCCTCCTCGCTGTTGCTCCGCCGGCTCGTCGGCGCGTCCCACAACTCCATGGCGGGCGCAACCACCCGGCCGGTCCGCTCATCCTTCTGTTCCTTCTCGAACTCATCAAACAACGTCGTGCCCCCGTGTTCGGTCACGTGCGTGTTATGAATTCCGCGGGGATCGCCAAACCGCGCCGCGATCTCCTCGCGCAACTCCAACAGCGCTTCCCCGCTCCGCAACGCCTGCCGAATCCGCAGCCGATGGTTCTGATCCTTCACCCCGGCCAACGCGCACTCGATGGCCGCAACATTCTGCATGCTGCACTCTGCATTCAGCAATTCCTGCGGCACGCGGATCGTCTCCTGCCGCAGCATCTCCAGCTTGTACTGCGTCACTCCCCAGCCCAGGCCCGTTTGCGCCGGCCCCACGTCGCCGTCCCATCCCTTGCGTTGCGCCTCGTTCACTTCCCGTTCGGTGGGCACGGCCCATTCGCCGTAGGTCGGCACATCCGGCCACTCGCGATACAGGTACAGACTCACCGGCCGCGTGGGCACGACGCGCCCCCAGACCATCGGCCAATTCCGCGTGCCGTGCGGGTCGAAGAACAGGTAGTTCGTGCCCTTGCCCGGAACCTGCTCGCGCCGGACGATGTTGTGCGGACCGAAATTCGGGAACGCCCGCGCGATGCTATCCCGCGCAAAGCCGTACGCGATCCGCTCGATGTATTCCGTTGTCTTGCCCTGACAACTCTCCTTCACGGCGTCGTAATACGTCCGCCCTGGACTTGGCCCGATGGGATTAAACGGCCCATAGAAATAGATTGCCTTGGCGCCCGGGAACGAACACTCGCGCACATACGGCATGTGTCCCGCCGGACAATCCGGCACGTTGTTCCCCGGCAGCAATTCGCTCGGCTTGCTCCGCACCGTGCGCGCCCCTGCGCCCACCAGCTCCTTCATCGCCGGCGTGATGCCCTTGATGGGCGTGAAGCTCCAGATCAGCTTCGCGCCGCGCCAGCGCACGCGCCGCTCAGCCATCTTCAGCCACGAGAGCGGCATGGATTCATCCGCCACGAAGCCCACATTCGGCGGCACAAACAAACCCTGGGCCATTCGATTTTTATTTACCGTCTCATATATATCCTGGCGCGCTCCAAATTCCCACCCCTCGTAATCCGTGGCCGCCGTCACGTAGGAGAGGAAATATATTTCACTCCCGTTCTCCAACACGATCTTACCGTCGGTAAACCCGTTCTTCTGGCCGTAGTTGATGGCCAGTTTGGCGAACCGCTTGCCGTTCACGGGCAGATACTCGCGCTTGAAATAAACGTCCCAGACGATCTTGCTCTGGATGTTCGTCACGCTCGTCTCATCCTTTTCGCTCGCGATGACGACGACGCTCTCGGGATACCACTTCGCCACCTGCAGCGCGCGTTTGACCGCATACCACGTCTTCGTGCAACGGTTCTGGCCGAACAACGCCAGGACGTGCGTGGCCGGGTCGTTCAGGAGCGCGTCCGCGTCCTCCCACGGCTCGAATTCCCACCCAAAGTTTAGCGGGTCTTCCGCCGCCTGGCGGATCCACCGCTGGCGCGTCTGTAACCACTCGATGAACGCCAGCTTGCCCGCCTCGGTCGAGAGCTTCTCCTCCGCCTGGGCCAGCGAGGGTAGCGGAATCATCGGATGCGCCGTGACTCCCAGCGTTTCATAAAGCTGATCCCGTTGTGTCTCAGTCAACATGTGGGGCCTTGGGTGGGGTTAGCAGTGCGTTCAGTTGGTCCAGGGTGAACTCCTCACTGTAGTGTTGCCACAACGCGCGGCAATGGCCGTTCCCGGCAATCGTGAGCGCCACGAACGCGCCGCGTTGTTCGCCCAGTTCCACAAAGCAGCGAATCAGTTCCTTCAGTTGCGTCAGGTTCATCTCGTTTCCTCCGTCTCGAACTGCTGCCGCTCGTATTCCTCCAGCGAATCCGGCAGCTCCGGGTGATCCGCCTTCAGGTGCATGTAGGCCGTCAATTGCGCCCGCCGCGCCGCCGTCAACGGCCGCGGCGCTTCTCCTTCGACGTTGAACGTTGAACGTTGAACGTTGAATGTTTCCCCGCCTTCCGGCACCCAAACCGCCGTCGGCTTGTGGCACCGCGGACACCGCGCGGGACTCCCCAATTCCTCGGGCAACATCACCGCGCGCTCGCACCGCTCACACCACCAGCCGGAAAATCCGGCCGGCACCGTGAGCCGGCGCGAAGCGTGTTGGATAGCCGCATTCATGTCACAGTAGCAGCAATGCTCCGCGCTTTGCGGGCGCGCGGACGGCGCGCCCGCGCGCTTTCCGAGACAATTTGCGGG